ATAGTCGCCTAAAGTATAATCATTAAAGTATTCGATATTTGCAGAGGCCCCACTGGTTAAACCTTCAATAAACAGTGGTTGATTAATCTTAATTGTGCCCTCGTATGGAGTGGTTCTAAGACTCGTTAATGTTTGCCAAGTATTTGAACTTGGTTTTAACAAGTTTTCTTTTGGATAATATATTTCTATATCTTCATTAAACAACGCCCTAAACAAAAACTTATAAGAACTTTCACTACCTTTTTGTTTATAAAACTTATTAATTAACTTTAAAAAGTTTCTTTCGTTAGTATATCTGGTTTTTTCTTTTCCACCCTCTTCGACTAATTTTAATATTGCAGCTTCAGTATCTGCGTCTGCAACAGGACTTATAAAAGTTCTCAAATAAAATCTGATTTTTATAATATCACGATTATCGTGAACAATCGGGTGGTTATTTTCGTCTTGGAAAAAAATAGAATTTTCTAAAAGTCTATAATCAACTCCCTCAATTAACTCAACCCAATCACCAGTACTTTCAGATGGGTCATCATTGGGGGGTGTTAAATTCTCTACGACTTCATTTAAAGATTCACCGACTCTTCCAGTAAAATTGACATCATTTATAAAGACTCGTATCTTAGTAACTTTTGTATCTACATCTTGATCTGAAAAATAATAAAACGGATTAAAATAATCCATTACATATTTTGCAGAAAGGCCATCAGTAAAAAATTCTTGGTCAGCAGTAGTATCTATAGATGTTTCTGCAGCATCGCCATTGTTTGCTTCCTGCAAAATTTCAGTTGCGATTTGAGTATTTGATTTAATCTTAGTAATTGTCGGCCATGCACCAGCAAGTTCAGACCTAAACTCTTGAACAAAGATATCAAAAGTTTCATCCAAATCTGTTAGAGAAGTAAGCTTTCCAGTGACATTACTAACGTTGTCATCTAACGCCAACCATTCATAATACAATTCTAAAAAACGAACAAAGTTATCATACTCACTACTGTTCAAATAAGTAGGAAGTTGTTCTCTTATCCTAGATGCAATATTTTGTAAATTAGTTCTATCCATTTAATTTAACTTCTGCTTGTTATGTTGTAGTATCAGATATTATATTTGTAATACTTGCCTGCGATGTATTATATGTTGTTCTAAGTGATCTAGTAACAACCACTCTTTGTGAAGAGATATCATAGTTTTCATTAAATTCATCTGTATCAGGCATCATTACAATATCAAGTTCGTCATAATCAATAAAGATAATTTGATTACGAACAGGAAATATATCATTAGATTCTGGTTCTGCAACCAAACCTAAAACAGTTGAACCAATGATACCTGTAATCTGAATATCATTTAAAACAACTTTACCAGTTCCATAGTTGATAGTTCCACCCAAAACATTATTATATTTTCTAGCAAATAAAGGAGTTAATGTGTATATTCTCAATCCACCCAATCCATCATCTTCAATATAATGAGGGGCACTTGATCCAGCAATAGTAAATGCGTTAGAATACAAACTTTTAGGGCGTATTGCATTGTTAAAATTATATGTGTATGATGCAATACCATTATATACTGGAGTCTTTTCATTAATCATCAAAATTTCTGTTATGTTGTTTGTAACAGAATCATCGGTTTTATCAATAGTTGCTAGAAACTGCGAATATCTAAAATAATTATTAAATTCGTTTAAAAACTTGTTATTGTAAGAAATAATATTTTGTCTTACAGATTCTTTTAAAGCAGACTCATCCAATAAAGTCGCTTCATCATTATACTTTACATTTGTAGTTATTTTCAATTTCAAATAATCGGGATCGACAATTTGAGGCGAAAGAGTGAGAACCGAATAATTACTTTTTAACTGATTTAAAATATATTGTTTTTCTTTGGTCGAAAGAATTAGTCCAGTATTGGGTTTAATAGACATATATACAGAACCATATGCAGGAGGATCGTTGTCTTCCCCACCCCAAACATTCATTGTGTCTACCTCTGGATAAATTTGTGGAACAATAGCCTTATAGTCTCTAGCGGTAACTGCTCTGTTTTGACTTTCAAATGTCCTTGGCGCAAAGAATTTAATAGACTCAATATCTTCTCTGTCAGCACCACCATAACTTTCACCAATAATCTGAACATTTTCAGTATCAACGATTACACCTTTAGGTAATGCAATCGCAGTAAGTCTTCCAGTAATACCATTTCCATTGGCACCCTTTGTTGTAATATAACGAACAGTAATTATATTTCCATTTTCAACTTCATCTCCAAGGACACCATCTCCAAAAAATATTTCATATTTCATATCTTTAGATTCTTGAAGAAAATATGTTTTCGAAATATCAGAAAGTTGTGTAGTATCCGTTGCTAATTGAAATTCAGTAACAATATCATCATCAGCACTTGCCTGTACTAGAACTCGAATAGTATTGGTGTCTACAGCTTCGTTTGATAAAGTAAATTTTTGATTTGGATTATTAATATCAACAACAAACTTTTCTTCTACCTGTTGTCCTTGAAATAATTCTAAATCGTTTATAGTATAGTAATGAGCTCTTGACCCATCTGGTTCAGCTGCCGAGCGTGATCTTGTAATTGATCTAGAAACTTTCGGAACAAAAACAAAAGATTCGTTGTCAATAGAAGTAGAAAATGCAAGTTGTCTATCGATTCTTAATGTATTATATTGATAATCTCTTTCTTGTCTATTCTTTCTAATAATCTTGAATGTTACTGCAACTAATGCACTTGCAGACTTATTAGAACGTGGAGTATAACCCAATAACTTTGCCTTGGATACAACATTCTCACGAATTCTTGCAGTGTCTAAAAAACTTTCATTTGCAATCATGTTCATATAATACGAATTGTAATAAGTATTATATGATAGTATGTCGAGTATACTAGACAATGCAGAGCCTTCAAAGTTATAATCTTTGAAAACTTTATCATTCTCCATGTATTTTTTGATATTGTTTTTTATTCCATCAAAACTTAAGTCTGATATGTTTATATTTTTGGCCATTTATCGTACTCTTTTTATACTAAATTGAAATGTTATATCTTCTTCGGATGCAGGGACATTGTATACTATACTAATTTCTAACGAATTATTGTCTACTAACTGTGCCTGTCTAGTTCTTTCGTCTTCTCTCTTTATTCCTTTCAACGATGACATAACTCTTTCTCTAGAGAAAAAATTAACATCGGAAACTACTATCCTTGGTTCATGAATTTTTAATGCAAGTTTTATCTCTTCCTGCATATTTATGTCATGTGGAGAACCCCTATAATCCCAATTTGTCATTAAATCAAATAAAGTGTTATAAATATTTCCACCAAACCTTGGTTTAAAAGGTTTTTCTAGTTTATTAGTCAATAAAATATTTTTAATACTTTGATTTATTGAGCTGATATCTTTTTTGATTAAAACATCTCCACTGACTGGATTTCGTCTAAACGTTAGATCAAAATCAACATATTGATCTCTTTTAGATGGTAGTATCCCAAGTCTTTCTTCTGCAGTATTTGCCATGACTTCCTCTTATGGGTTTAAATGAATGTTTGGTGCTTTTAGTGTGGTATTCCCACCAGATTCGGTATCAATTGTTCCGCCGACTTTTGCATCGACATTACCACCCACTCTAATGTTTACGTCTGCATCTACAACAACATTAATCGTTCCCTTGACGTAAATATTATTATTACCAAAGATAATTTCATAATTATCCTTAACAACCTTTGTAACCACAGAACCATCTGGATGTATTTCTTCAAATGTTCCAGATCTATGATATGTATGTATTCTTTCTGCCCCCGGCGTGTCATCAAATTCTTGATGATGGCCAGACTCAGTAGATATTACCTTATTGTGTGGATACTCTGCAGCGTATGGAGTTGGTGGCTCATCAAATAGTTCCGTACTTTCAGTACTTTCTTTTTTCATCTCTACAATAGAACGTGGATTATATGTAGCTTGTCCATATGAACTGTTGCCAGAGTTTGCATTAAATGTTGATGGAGACTGATCCACATCTGCCACACTACCTTCTTCCACTGGATCATCAATCTCTGGTAATGGATCTTCGTATACTTCCCAAAGAATATCGCCGTCCTTTAAATTTGATGAAGTTGGTCCACTACCTTCCGCATCAGAAGTTCCAGAATTTTTCGCAATAAATGTTTTTTGTTGAACAAATGTACTGTCGCCAGAACCCGCCAGAAGACGTTTGGCGTTTCTTTCATGTCCTTCCATCTGATTGTTTACTTTGTCTCTTACAGTCCCTGCTGCACCGCCAGCTGCGGTATCTGAACGACTATAATACTTTTCTCCGATACCACCAGCATTAATTGCAGAATAAACTTCTAGTCTACCCATTCCAGGCCTGACGCCTTTATCTCGTAAATACTTGACTACCGCACCCCTTGGGCCAAGTTGAGTGTCTATTGCTGTTTGTGGAGTACTAAAGTCTACACCATATTGATTTGCCTGCGGTTCTCCAAATTGAATAAGTCCTCTATGTTGACCCCATTTAGTGGTAGGCCCTCTTTTCTGAGGATCGAGTGTACCACCAGTTTCATATGACATCACTGTTGCAAGATCAATCGCACTAATTCCAAGTGCCTCGGCAGCTGCCAAAGTTCCAGAACGCATTGTGTATGGAGGGCCACCAGACTCTTCTCCCTCTTCCAATGGTGGCGATTTTACCAAATCACCTTCGTTATATGATCTTCCAGTAGACCATTGTGTTGCACTTGCAGATGGTGCCTGACTTTGTTGTTGTGCTGCAGTGTTTGCAGACCTACTAGAAGTCGCTCCAGATTCACTAGTTGTTACAGTATCACACTCTTGTCCCTCTCCAGGCTTATCAGTACCACCACCAGAAGAACTTTCAGTTTGACTTCCAGATGATGGGTCAGGAACAATACCATTTCGTTTTAAGGGAGTAGAACCCCTTTCTCCAGACGCAGCACTAAAGTGCATTGCATCCTTAACATTATTCCAGTCGCCACCCCAACCTAAACCATATTTTTTAGCAATAGATGATACACCGTCCGGCATATCCGTTATCAATGTATTCCCATTAGGATTTGTTGATGGGTTGATATCAATTGCAGCACCACTTGCATGATAACTAAATCTACTTGGATTATTTACATTTTTTCGATATGCGTATCCACCAATACTTTTGATAACATATCCTGTGGCCTCAAGTTCATTCACAAACCTTTGAAATTGATCTTTAAATACTGTAGCAACCCAAGCACTTTTCCCAGATTTTGTAGTAATCTTACTAAGTCTTTTTCTATTTTCTTTATCACTCGGCACACCATCTTGGTCAACTTCTTTTCCACATTCGGTTGCATTTTCGGAAGAAGATGTATTTTCATCTCCACCATTTGCATTTGATGTACTATCCTTTACGCCTCTTGCAAGTCTATTAACATCAGATTCATTTTTGGTAGAACCGCCGAATACTGACCCACTTTCTGAAGGATATGTTTGATCTGCGTTTGTTTCAGAACCCTCTGTTGGGCGTCCATAAATTGTTCCAAAAATTATAGGATCTTGACCATGCTCTCCATCTCTAAAAAATCCCATAACCCATGCGCCAGGCATTGCACCTGTTGGCGATTGTCCGATACCACCAGTAGATGAACTCGTAATAGGCATGAGTGGAGTTGCCCATGGAAGTTTTTTTGTGGGAAGAAGTGCCTTGTCTGGAGTGTGCCACCCAATAATTCTAACCTTTACTCGGCCAAGAGCTTCTGGATCTTTTACGTCTTCGATGACACCTTGCCACCAAACCATTCCTTCTCTACCCGAAAACATATTCATATCCATTATTGTATACTCCCACCAGATGGAGGCGTTGGCTGTTCCGCTGGTAACGGCAGTCCGATACTATCTCTAACCAACTCAATGTCAGTTTGATACCTTCCACCCTCAATTCTATGTCTGATCGCAAACACTAAATATTTTCCACTATAATATTTGTTTGTTCCTGTGTTATCTCTTTGATATATTGGCATTTCAAGTTCTAAGACATCTCCAGCACAAACATCGGTATCTCCAAAAACAGTAATAGTTACTTTTATGTTTTTCATTAACTGATAATAGAATACTTTTGGAAGAAAAAGTTTTTCCTGATTGAATGTGGGGTTTCCGCCCTGCAAGTCTCTCTCTGGAACAACATATAAATTTTTTGGTTTATATTGTATTCCTTGTCCAGTAGTATCTTGGAAAGTATTATTATCCAAGTACTTGTAGTCTCCATAATTTTCCCAATATGAATGTGTATAATTCTTAACCTGTCGGGTCAGTAAATCTACAGCATAAACTTCTGAATTATAAAACCCCTTTGTTATATTCCCAAGAACATCAAAGTTTGAATCAAAGTTAAAGCTAATTACTTTCTTGTTTTCAACATTTGTAGAGATATCTCCAATTTCTTCTGCGCCAGCACTTTTATATGCACCAACAATAAATTTATTTTTTGGTTCTGCCTGCGTTAACATTTCTAAGGGTTTCATAACATATTCTTTCGTTGTTTCAAAAAACATATAAGAAGAACTTTTATATGTTTCACTAAATGCCTTATTACACAAAAACGAAATGCTTTTCATTGGAGTATAGTTTGGAATTACTAATCCATTATCTCCACTATATTGATCGTTACTTGATTCTGTAGAAAGACTTTTCGAACTCCCAAGTCTTGAAAAAATAGTTTGTGCAATATCTGTAGAACTTCCTTCAAAATATTCTGATATCTTTTCTTCGAAATTTTTTGCAAAATCTTTTGAAATTAACTCTAAATTATAAGTCTGAGTTCCATCTTCGTCTGTCAACTCAGAGATTTTGTGAACACGGAAATCCAACTTAATGTTTTTCCATTCTGGAACTTCAAAATCCAAAGAAACATCTTCTTGTCCCACAATCGGCAAAAAAGTTAGCATATCTTCAACATCACGAAAACCAACTGATGCAGTAATACTAGACGATAATATATCTTCGAAAATACGAATTGATGTAAAATATCTTTTAAGGTCTAATTCAAATCCGTTATGTGAACGGATAGTAAATTTACGAATATTATAATCGCCTAACTTAAATGTATCTGACATTAAATAACCTCTTCAAATCTCAAAATAAATTCATTTAATAAATTTGCTCTCAACAATTTAATTACTCTATTTTTTTCGTTCTTATCATGTTCATAATCATATGCACTATAGATTGTATATTTTTTCTTATCCTGTGGAGTAAGGAGATTATATGTGTCTGAAGAGATTTTATGTCCCAATACATCATGATTATAATGAATAGGAATATTTCTTGCAATAGATAGTCCATTTAAATTGCTTGCAGAATAATCATTCAGTACAACTTCCCATCTGTCGTTTCTTCTGACAAAAACTTTTTGTTCTAATGTGTCATAAATATAATCACCATTTTTAAATATTCTTGGATAAAAATTTGACCCTTCATATGCAGGGGCCCCATAAACAGTTTCAATATGAGTTTGTAGTGTTCTACTTGTCATTGGCCAATCATCATAAACATTTGCGATATCGTTCATCCACAAAATAACCCAACCATATGTATAACTTCCATAGTATAAATGGGCAATTGTTTCTGGCGTGTCTTCATCTCTGACGGTATACTCATAATGTGAAAGAGGATTTTCTCTGTATTCTTCTATAATGTATGCATTTTGAAAAATATTAGTTACCTTTTTTGGTTTTCCATCCAACATCAAATCATATTTCTTTTTTTCTAGATAATTAAACATTAGTAGCCCTCCGATGCATCTGAAGAAGTAACCAACTGCACCTCTTGGAAAGTCAGAGCTAATTCAATAACTGCAGGAGCATCTGTTCCACTGAAAGTTGCAAACGCACCGTTACCCCCATACTTAACAGTACAGTCAGTCAATACACACGGTTTGATTTTGTGAAGAAATTCTGCAGGCCTACCACCCAAATAATATTCAACGGTAAATGTATTAGGAACTTGGAAAAAATTAAATCCTGCCATTTCTGGAAGCATGTTCTTTCTTAAAAATTTTATCATATTATTAATTTCAGTAGATTCTTTTGCTGTCCTTGGAAGAATACTATATTGATAATTGAATGATCTAAAATCAATTCCTCTGAATAACATATGTTTATTCGCACCAGAAACTCTACCACCAACAACTTGAGATTGCAAATTGCCATCACCACCAAATGCAACGCCTCCCCCAAATTGAGCCGCTGATAATGAAAGTTCTCCCCCAAGGTTTAATACTTTACTTAAGAATCCATTATCTTCGCCTGCGACTGCACCAGTGTTACCTAGCATACCCATTGCACCACTGTCTGCACCTTCAAATTGGGATTTTGTTGAATTTTCAATATTTTCTGGAAGATGAAGAGTAACACTCCCTATTTTCTCAAGATCAACTGCAGTTCCTCTTGTCTGCATGGTTGTGTAGCCAGGCTGCTCGCCTTTATATGCAGTAAATCTAACAAAATCTTTCATCTCCACAACTTCTTCATGTTCATGCAATGACATTGGATAGATATAAGTTTCTCCACCTGATGCAACTTGTTGTCTCTGTTGTGTCAAAGTGGATGGTGAGTCTGATGAGGCCATTAAATACTTGCTCCTAAATATGTTGATACTATTTATAAAGGTTTTTATGAAGTGAGAAAAAGATTTACTTATAGAGGAAAATACAAACCAGCAAATCCAGAAAAATATGCAGGAAATGTGAATAACATTGTATATCGTTCCTCATGGGAAAGACGGTTTATGGTGTATTGCGACAACAACGAAGCAATCACTTTCTGGTCGAGCGAAGAATTAGTAATACCTTACATTTCACCAGTAGACAGAAGACAACACAAGTATTATCCAGATTTTGTAATAAAAATCCAAGAAGAAAATAAAACCCGAACTATTGTCATCGAAGTAAAACCAAAAAAAGAAACCAAACCACCAAGAAAACGATCCAAGATTACACCAAGATATTTGAGTGAAATGAAGACTTGGAGTATCAATGAAGCCAAGTGGAAATACGCAAAAGAATTCTGCGAAGATAGAAAGTGGGAATTTAAAATTTTAACAGAAGATCAACTCGCTCAATAAAACGATATAAATAGTAAAAAAACGGCATAAATG